TCTACCAAAATACGGGACTTCTTCACGGCTACAGCTTTAACTCTTGGAGTGATGTTGTAGAATACGATAACGCATTCGTCGAAGAGTGGTTGGATTCACCCCAGACTTCCCTCTATTACAGCCTTCAGGTAATGGGAGACGTACAAGACAAGACAGATGCATACGCTGCACTGGACAAAGACGACGTTGATAATTATCTGCAAGAGCTATTAAACGAAAACCCTGTTGATTGTAATTGCGGAGAATGATGAGAAAACATCCATACCAAAAACTATTAGACCGTAAACGGACTTGGTCACCCGTACAAACTACTGCTGGAGAACTGAAACATGGAGCAGAAGAAACGATTTACCGTGCTCTCGCTTTACGCCATTTGGAGTTACCAGTTGGTGAATTCATTGAGGATGCACTTAGTGAGGTACCTTCGCTCTCAAGGGATCTACTTAGATCCAACGTAAAAGACGAAGAGAATCATGACCTTGCATTAGGATACATAGCTAACGCTCTTGGGGTAGATCCTAAAGCAGAAGCAGAAGCTCTTAGGCTGCGTGCAGCTTGGGAAGCACACCACGATCACACCATTTGTAAAGCATTAGTAGCTGAACGTGCTATATTCTTTGTTTTATTGCCTTTCTTTCGCTTTTCTGGTGATGCTGGTCTCAGAACGGTATCAGCTGATATTTCCAGAGATGAGCAGATTCACGTGGCAGCTAATAGCCTTGTATGCCACGAGTTGGGCTTTTCTCCTAGTCAATCTTTGGATAAACTTAGGAAGGCCACCATTAACTGGGTACTAGAGCCACTAGGTAGAAATACTACCGACAAATATTTAGACAAAAAATTCTGGCTAGATACAAGCGATCGCTTAATGTATGAAGGCAAGGCTCCAGAACTTTCTGCCACCAAGGCATCCAGAATGCCAGCCTTTTTTGAACACAACAATGTCAACCTCCCACAATATGCTTGAGGCCATAGCTGGTCCCAACATGAACTACATCCTCGAAGAATTAGAGGAGATCTTTCCACCAATCACATTTAACCCAGAAGATTCTATGGAACAAATTATGTATAGATCTGGACAACGCTCTGTGGTTGAGTGGATTGTCCATCGAATGGAAGAGGTAAGAAGCGATGCCTTATAATGCACAAGATAAATGGGTAGCCCCTTCAGAAGCTGAGGCTTGGGGTAGGTTTGAAGATGATACTAGCGACGAGCAAGTTCTTCAAACATTAATACAATCAGGTGACCTTCAAGCTGGACAAACATTAAAAGATTTGTTTGGTTTCTCAGGAGCTAAAGAAGATTGGGAAAAGAAAGCATGGGAAACTGATTTAAATGACTCATCAAGAGCACAAATACTCCGTAACTATGCAGAAAGAGGGTATTATGAAGGCGGTGATAGAGAATTAAATGATGACTGGGGTATACAATATGAAAGAGAATGGGCAGACGATCTTGATGATGATGAATCTTTCTCAGATGATTGGGATAGGTATAGAGCATTACTAGGTCCGGGTTATGACATAGACTATGCACATTACAATGAGAACCTTGCTTACAGATCTACTGTAGAACGCATGGGATTTAAAGATCTTCGTACACCATTTAATTCTGCTAGACAAATAGCACAAGCTGAAAAAATATTAAGAGAACCCGGTTACGATTGGGATGAGGCATGGGTTAAGAATAACGCAACGACTTATAACGATCAAGAAGTTGAAGCACTTGAAGATTTTGCAAAACATAATCAAACAAGACACTTTGATTCTAAAACTAACATTACTACTTACCTAAACCCACAAGATAATAGAAGTTTATCTACTAAATTGTATGAAGCTAGGCAAGCAGGTAATTATAATGAATTAAAAGAACCCGGTTCTCCACAGTTTGTAAATGTTATAGCTGGTGAAGTACCTAAAGCACAATACACACCTGAGGGTGCTAGAATTGTGACTGATAATGATGTTAAACAGATCTATCAAAGATACTGGGGAAGAGATTACAACAGTTCTGAAGCTGGTGTAGGTATAGAGCAATGGGAAATTGATCATTGGAAAGATCAGATATCTCAAAACAATTGGTCGTATGAAACTTTTGAACAAACCATAGCCAATGCACCAGAGGCTAAAGCTCAGGGTGTTAGAGATTTAGGTAAAGCATACTTCAATCCTAATGCAGGTAAGGAAACTGAGATAACAGGTAAGTTAACAGCTGAACCTGCACCAATCAACCCACCTGATTTAACTATTAGGAAAGTAACAACAAGAAGACCAGATAATATTCCACCTAATTGGACAGTTCCGGGGGTATAACAATGGCAGTAAAATCATGGCAACTAGGGTACGATGCTACTACTGGTAACTTCGTAGAACTAGATGATATTGCATCAGCAGATCCTAATGATCCTAGAGTAGTAGCATTTGAAAATCAAGTGACTGCTATCATGGAACAGAAAGGTTTACTTGCTAGTCAAGCTCAACAGTATGTAGCAAACGCTTACGCTCAAGGTACCACACTAGATGCATTGAAGAACACCTCACAACAAACAGGAACCGCTGAAGAACGTGGTGATGTTTGGGGTGCTAGTGATGACAGTTCAGGTAAGTCTTTTTTAGCAAAACAAGAAAATGTAACGGGTGGTTCAGCCGCTATGATATCCAACCTATATACAGAAGGGTTTGGACGTGAAGCAGATTCAGCTGGCTTGGCATATTGGACTGACAAATTAGAATCTGGTTCAATGTCTTACGCTGACATAGCAAAATCATTTGGTGTATCAGAAGAGGCACAGATCAGAGATGTATACCACCAAGAGTATGGTAGAGACGCTGACGATTCTGGTTTACAGTATTGGATGTCTACAGGAGGAGGTATTGAAGCTGCTAAAGGTACTATTCAAGCAGACACTACACTTGAGACACAATTAAGAGATGAGTATGCTACTACACTTGGACAGTTTTCTAATGAAGGAGACCGTCAAGCTAACATAGCAGCAGGTGGTTTCTGGACTGACGTACAGGAAGGTGGCTACGCTGATCTTGACTGGACAAATGTTAAAGCCGATGGTACTGGTCTAGGTGTTGTAGAACAAGCAGCTGACTACACTGGACTTGCTAAATTCCAAGACGCTATACTTAATCCGGGTACTGTTGCATCAAGTTACACAGGTGGTCAGATACAAACACTAGATGATGTCAAAAATATTTTAGGTAGAAGAGAAGATATTATGAACACAACTTCTACTTATGATAAAGACGATGCAGAAGGTGGTTCAGGTATTGGTAGGATATTTACACTAGAAGAAATGGAACCATGGTTGAATCAATCTACAGACTTAAATGATCTTGCAACTAAATTAGGTGCAGAGAAATGGGCATTACTTACTAAAGAATTAATGAAAGTACCCGGAAAAGATGGACCAATAATGGGACAACCTATTTATGATCCGGGTACTAATCCTGATGAAAGAGATACTAACCGTAACACTTTATCAAATGATTACCAAGTACCAGTCCCACCTGACTATGAAAGTCCAGACTTAGCTAATGTAAATAGACAAGATGTAAATTATATGCCACCTAAAGATGGTACTGTACCTAACAGACCATTAAAACAATTAGATAGTAGTTACACCACAGCCCCACAACAGGCTGTAAGAAAACAAGGTGCGTTTGTAGCTGGAACCAGTGCTCAAGGTGTTAGACGTAGACAGTCTAGTGCTGCTAGATCAGGTAGATCTGCAATGGGTACTAAACAACTAGCTAGAAACAATATGCAAATCAAATCCCTTAATATATAATGTCAGCTAAAACAAGATATGACAGTTTAGCATCACAACGTTCCCAGTTTTTAAACATAGCGGAAGAGGCAGGTAAATTAACTATCCCCTATCTAATTCGTGGAGAAGAGGAGTTCATGCAGGGTGCTAAAAACTTAAGCACTCCATGGCAATCAGTCGGAGCTAAAGGTGTAGTAACCTTAGCTGCTAAACTACAACTTGCATTGGTACCAGTTAACACTAGCTTCTTTAAGCTTCAAGTTAACGATGCAATGCTAGGACAGATTGATCCTAAAATCAAAACTGAATTAGACTTATCCTTTGCTAAGGTAGAGAAAACCATTATGGAATCTATCTCAGCATCAGACGATCGTGTTGTTATACACCAAGCTCTTAAGCATTTGGTAGTAGCAGGTAATGCGTTAGTCTTTATGGGTAAGGAAGGTTTAAAACTCTTTCCTCTACATCGTTATGTAATAGAACGTGATGGGAACGGCAATGTAATTGAAATTGTCACCAAAGAAAAAATTAGCAAAAAATTATTA